AGTGCTTATATTGAGAGCATACTTGTAGAAAACACAGACATATACGACCTTCTAACAGCAGAGCAGCTTTACGAGATAGAAGAGATGATCTGCCAAAAGATGAGAGATGAGTAAAATAAAACTACTAGACGGTAAATACTACGACAAAGCAGAACTGCTTAAACGGATGGACGATGACACTTTTTACTATGGGGAGCTAAACGAACTTGCACTAAGCAGCAGCAGTCTTAAATTGTTATTGTCAAGCCCCAAAACTTACAAGTTTAGTTTAGAGTACGGCAGTTCAGACAGTCAAGCACTTAGGGACGGCTGGTTATTTCATACCGCCATACTAGAGCCAGAAGTATTTTCTGCTCAAGAGTTTGTAGAGGTACAATCTAAGAACACAAAGAAGTTTAGAGACGCAAAGGCCAAAAACCCTAGAGTATTTACAGCAAAAGAGCGAGGGGATGCTGAGAGGCTTGTAGATGCGTTCTATAGAAACGAATACGCTAAACAACTAATCACTAAGGCAGAGTTTGAAGTCCCAGCTATAGATAATATTTCTGTTGGAGATTTTACAATGCCTTTCAGAGGTAAAGCAGACGTTTTAGCTACGGATAGGATCGTAGACCTGAAAACAAGTGCTTCTAATTTAAAAGACTTTCACTACTCCGCTAATAAGTACGGATATGACGTTCAATGCTATCTTTACTGTAATTTGTTCAAAAAACAATACAAAGACTTTCACTTTTTAGTATTAGACAAAGGATCTTTAGACATAGGTATATTTAACTGCTCAGAAGAGTTTTACTACAGAGGCGAAGAGAAAGTAGAAAAAGCCCTAGACTTATACAACAAGTTCTTTATAGAAGGTGCAGACTTAGATAACTATTGCTTAACTGGGGAGCTATGAAACAAAAGAAACATACACAGATACAACGCATACTAAGACTTGAAAACATAGTGGCTCAAATGTATGTAAAGTTAGAGGCTCTAAAATTAATAATAGACAAACAAATAAAAAAAAACAATGGTAATACACAATGAAATATTTTGCACTTACAGACAAGAGCAAGAGAAAATAAACAAAGCAATACAACTGCTAAAAGAAAACGGCTATCTTATACACAAAGTAAAAAACTATGAAGCTAGAAACGATTAGAGACACAATCAAAGACCTTACACAAATAGACATCTTTGAACAAACAAGACGAAGGGAAGTAATAGAGATGCGCGCCGTAGCGAATAGATATATGAGTAAAGTAAAAAAGATGAGACTCACAGAAATAATGAGAGACTATGAACGATGCGGTTATAAGATACACCACGCCACTATACTTTACTCTTTAAAAAACTATGAGCAGATTTGTTTTTACAACCCAGATATAAAACTTGTATTTAAAGCACTTATAGGGAATCCTAAACTATATGTACTAAAACAAATACCAAAAGCCTCTGTAAAACAAATAGACAAAATACAAGAAATACTCTTAGGATGACAATAACCAATGAGGACAATATAGAACTTATGGCTAGGTATGGAGATAATTACTTTGACCTAGCTATTGTTGATCCACCTTATATGAATACTTTTAATACTGATAATTGGGTTGAAACATCTGCAAAACAAAAACCATATAAAAATAGACAAGAAACTCTTACAGATAAAAAACCGAATAAAAAATATTTTAAAGAATTATTTAGAGTTAGTAAAAATCAAATTATATGGGGGGGTAATTATTTTGAATTGCCAATAAGTAGGGGTTGGGTTTTTTGGTTAAAAGGTATGCAAAACAATTATTTTAGTGATGGAGAGTTAGCTTGGAGTTCTTTTGATAGAGTATTAAAATGTTTTAATTTTATGTGGTCTGGTATGTGGCAAGGAGATATGAAAAACAAAGAAGTAAAAATACATCCAACACAAAAACCAGTTAAATTATATGAATGGCTTTTAATGAATTACGCAAAGGAAGGCGATAAAATACTAGATACTCATTTAGGTTCTGGTTCTATTGCTATAGCTTGTCATAATCTAGGCTTTGATTTAACAGCTTGTGAACTAGATAAAGAGTATTACGATGCAGCAATAAAAAGGATAGAGCAGCACAAAGCACAAATAAGAATGTTTTAAAAAAAAATAAGTTTGTTTATATATTATTAGTTTGATTAATCAAAGTTTTTCAAAATATGAAAGTAGAAAACAGAGGCGGTGCAAGACAAGGTGCTGGTAGGAAGCCAAAGGCACAAGAGCAAAAACTAATAGAACGCCTAGACAATATAATAGACAAAGACGAGGCAATAGAAACCCTAGGTAAGCTAGTAGCAAAAGGCGATATGAGAGCCTTACAGACGTATTTAAGCTATCGTTACGGTAAGCCAAAGGAAAGTATGGACATCAACTCTAGCGAGGGCTTAAACATCAATTTTAAAGACTTAATAAAATTCGTTGATTAAAGTAAAAAAAAAGTATCTGCCTATAATATCAAACGATAGTAGGTACTACATAGTAAGCGGTGGCAGAGGGTCTGGCAAGTCATTCTCAATCAATGCGCTTTTAGTGATGCTTACTTACGAGTCTAAACATACGATCCTATTTACAAGGTACACTCTAACCTCAGCTTACATTTCAATTATACCAGAGTTCTTAGACAAGCTACAGCAGTTGCAAATGACAGAGAACTTCCACATAACCAAAGACGAAATAATAAATAAAAAGACTGGTAGCAAAATAATATTTAGAGGTATAAAAACCTCAAGCGGCG